CAGAGCGACAGACTATTACAATATACGCCGATTATTATAATCGATGGGCTACCGAGGGTTGCGCGTTCTGATTTTTTTCTTATTTTTTATAATTATGATAACGAAAGCAGACCGAAGCACCGAAAGCACCGAAGCACCGAAAGCACCGAAGCACCGAAAAACATAGCGAAGCATAGCGAAGCCCGAAGCGTAGCGGAGTCACGGAGCGTAGCGTAGTAACGGAGCAACGCTGAGGAACAATGAACGATAATGCGCCACCCCCCACACTGATTGAACCCGGTGTCCGATATTTCTTGAGTAAATCACTCGAACAGTGTCGCCGTGTCAAAGATTATTATCACACACAAACATTTAACTTCACCGCAGGTGTCGTCTTTTTCATATGTTTAGGCATATTCCTCTTTATTCGGTATAAAGGAAAACCATCGCCTGAAGAAGTGGAATCAAAGCGACGACGAGAACAAGAGTATATTCTCTCGAAATTGAAAATGGTAAACGCAACACATTACGCGCAAAGCAAAGGTATCCCGATGGATTGCCGGATTCACCCTGCTGGGAACGGGATGGGTATGCTCACAAATTTACCACTGTGGAAGAGTCCGGATGAAGAGTATTTCCGGCGAGCGTAGCCGGCGCAATATTTCTGCGTATACTATAGTATAGTTACGTAGTATAAGAGTATATGACAATGTCATCTGTATTATACCAAGATTTACATTCGGCGATTCAAGAACGAGCGATGACGCAATACGGTGGCGGCGGCGGCGGCGCAGCAGCGTCTCGTATCGCCGAGCAAAAACACACCCAAGAAACCCGCGACAACCTGAAAAAAGCCACGCGCATCCTCTTGGATATGACACGCAAGCAAGAGGACGCTCTCAAAAAGCACCTTCAACGCGCAGCCGACCCCAATGACTTCCGCGGCCTGATTTATCCCTACCAACTCATCCCAGAAGAAGAGCGCACGAAAATCAACGACGCCATCCACGGGTATTATTCCTTTAAAGAAAAATATAACACCGCACTGGAAAAACGCCGTCAGCGTCTAATGAACGACCCAGTTATGAACTGGAAGTCACTTTCCGCGCAACAGAAGGCCAAACGCCTCGCGCTTATCAAACCTGCGTGTATCGTGTGTAAGCAAGAAGGCGGGTCCGTGTTCACAGAGGCAGACGGCAAATTGAAGGCCATCTGCGGCAATATCTCTCAACCTTGCGGGTTTCATATTGAAGTCGACCGCGGCAAATATATAAGTTTAGAAACATTGATGAATGAATCGCTGGAAGAAGTCCGCGCCACCAAGGACGAAATCATCCGAATGAAATTGGACCTCTTATTCAGGTTCATTAATGAGGACGAGCTCCTTCAGCAGTTTGAGGCGGTCCAGCATAAATTACAGGAACAGCAGAAAATGTATGCTGAGTTCCGGAGTTATTATTTAAGCGTAACCGACAACGATGACGCACGCGCAGATACGGAAACATTGACGCGCGTCATCTCCGAGAAAGTCGCACTAATTAAAGAATATATGACGGAGTTCCGTGAATCCGAATGGAAGAACCGAAGTATTATCGACGATATTCTCGTGCTTTATCAGCAGGATATTGAGCCGGCATTTATGAAGATGCGAGAGACGAAGTATGTCTACTCGCAGGTGGAGACGACGGAGAACGCAAATGGCGCGCTCGTTCAAATGTATAACGACAAAGAATTCAATCTCTCGCAGAAGCGGTATAGCTACAATGAACTGTATATGCCGGTGATTATGCCGAAGTGGATTGCGGATAATCGGATAGTGAGTAGGCCGGTGGGTCCGATAGGAACGGGGGCGGCAGCACCGAAGCCGGGAGGAGCGGCGAGGTAGAGGATTTTTATAGTCGTATATAATAATAATAATAATAATAAATAGATTATGTCAACAAGCAAATTGATACCGCCGAAACGTGGTCAGTCATTATCTCTTCTTGAACTTGAATATACATTATATATTTTCTTTGAAATAAAAGGTAAAAATAAAGTTTTATTACATGATTGTGGTAAAATAGGCACTATAGAAAAATACGATGAACTAAATAATTGGGACAGTTTAAAAAAAGTAAATGGATATGATGGTTGTGATATTAAAGAATTCTATATCAGCAATTCTGATATTATTGGGATGAGAGACAGTGAGGACGGTGGTATAAAATATTGGAACGCTATAATGTATATGAAAGATTCATCAATTCGTCCTCATAAGTCAGCTGGCATTATATATGGCATAAAAAAATCTGTAACACCTTCAACTCAAGAAGAAGCAAAAGCAACAGAAGCAACACATATTGATATTGGTGGTTCAAGAAAACGCAGAAAATCTATTTGTAAGAATTACAATAAAAAATGTAAACATTACACCAAAAAGTATAAACTAAAGCATAAAATCAAACACAAAAATACCAACAGACAAAAATATCAGAAACGAAAATAATTGTATATCTCTATTTTCGTATTCATATATGAAATTACCGCCGCCCGCCGCCGCACAACCTTTAGACAACGAAGACTCAAACGCCCCGCTGCGAAGTCTCGTCGCGCCACCCATCGTCGCACCGAAGCCATGGGGGAGTGGCGAGGTAGGGGATTTTTCTATTGGGATTATATAAAGAAACTATGGAATCTTCAATAGATACTAAGGAATCTTCAATAGATACTATTCGTAAATTCGCGAGATTACAAGGTAAATATAGAATTAAAACAGAAGATTGTTTGAATTTAAATACTGATTCACAAGGAATATCAACTATTGGGTTGAAAGAAGATGAATTAAAAGGGTATGAGGTATATCCGATTGTTTCGGCTGATAGTAAAAAAACTACATATTATTCACAACCAGCAAAGATTAAATTCGTTGGTGATGGTAGTTTTAAGACGGAAATAACGGGGGATAGAAGTACATCAACCGTTCCTAATGAGTCTTTTTCTACATTAAGTGATGATGGAAGAGTTCCCAGAAAATTTTTGAAGCTGTCTCACAATATAATTATAAAATGTATGGATCCGGATAATCCAACGATAAATTTCCCCATTAAAGACTTTTGGTGTAAGGCTTTTAATAAAACTCATTTAGAAAAATATTTTATAACTCCTATACATACTACAGGTCAATTTATATGGTATTATGGTAAAAAAATCGGTAGAGAAGGAGGTCGCCCCCGCCGCCGCGCCACCTTTAGACAACGAAGGCTCAAACGCCGCGCCACCCGCACCCGTCGCACCCGCCGCGTATAATTATCGTAGTATAATATAGTATAATACGATGTTCAACTTATTCAACCACATTTCCCTTCCGATTTTCATCGTAAGCCTCGCAGTGGGTCTTTTCTACGTCTACATCTCCGTGCCGAACCCGAAGATTATTTACGTCTACCCTACCCCCGACAATATCCGCAATTTCCAATTTAAAGACCACGCAGACAACTGTTTCTCCTTTGATGCGAAGGAGGTCAGCTGCGCGAAGGCCAAGGGGCAAGTGAAGAAGATTCCCGTTCAGTAAATATGTATTATTTTCCGAATGTAAATTATAATTACGACTACTATCGATGTCTTCTCCTCAGCCCATTATTTCGTTTACGGTTTGTAATACTTCTTTATCATCCGAGGCGAATTCGGGTTCGGTATGTAGGAAAATCAATGTTTTCAATACCGCGCCTACGACCGCGGCCGCGACCGCACCCGATGCGAAACTGATGGCTCCTTCTATGCCAGGTCGTGGCGGCATTGGCGGCATCGGTAAAGGAACAACCCGGCCATTCTTCCCGCCAATGATGGGCTAATTATATCCCATTATATTAGAATACAATGGGTTTTCAAAGATTGCTTCATACCGAGACAGGACGTATTATTATATCCATCGTTCTTGGACTCGGTATCGCATCGCTTTTTCGCAAAGTATGTAAAGACCGTTCGTGTATCACATTTCGCGCACCACCTCTCAAGGATTTAGAGAAAGATACATATAAGTTGGATGATAAGTGTTATGAGTATAAGACGAAGTCTGTGAAATGTGAGGCGGGGAAGAAGGATGTTAAGCTCAATTAAAAAATTGAATCAGTTTATCTTCTTTATTGTAGTGAATTGCTTCATTACAATAAACAATCCAACCATCCAACAATGGCACTTGCGACCGAACCTGATGTGTATTCGCCCAATATTGACGACAAAGGCAACTACATCGATAAAATACCGTCGTTCAATACACACGCACTCGCAAATGGACTACGATGCCCGTGCGGAACCCGAAAAGACAAAGTGTATAGTTCGGGTTCGTTATTTGCTGCACACTGTAAATCCAAAGGACACGAAAAATGGATTCAAGAACTCAATGCGAACAAGTCTAACTTCTTTACAGAAAACCATAAACTTCGTGAAATTGTCCACGCCCAAAAGATTATGATTGGGAAGATGGAATTGGAACTCTCTAGCAAGAATATGACAATCAATTATCTCACACAAGAAGTTACCAAGATTATGACAGGCAAGAACAGCAGCGGCACCGTCGGCGGAAGGGCAGTTCCATCCGCAAATGACCTCCTGATGTTTTGAATGTGTTCGTCCAAAATGTCACGCTTCGTTCTTGACATTATGTATATCTTATTTTCTTATTTTCTTATTTTCTTATTTAGGGCATTCCAATGAGCGACACTACCAGTATTGATGACCTTCCTTTAAGTAGCCAAACCCCGGGTTCGGGCCATCATCACGTGCCTTACGGAGGCAATGGTGGCGGCGGTAATATCGGCGGCGGCGGCGGCGCGCCTCTCATCTACTCCCCCAACATCGGCAATGAAGCAATGACCTCTCACGGACCAACCAACATCCCAGGCAATGTTATGAATGAAGTCCTTCAAGGCGTCCAACGCGCCAGCGCCAACGGGATGACAATGATACCTACGAGAGATATCCCGATGAACCCCGCCGTGTTTACACACGACGAACAGGCGCGACCCAATTATGTTCCGCAGCCAAAGTCGGTTCATTTCGCGGACGGCGGCGACGGAGCTGACTATATCAAAGACCACGCTTCAATGGAATGCATCGTCCGCGCCAATGCGCGCCAGTCCAATCAACTCGACACCCTCGAAGCCATTTATTACGACCTTCAAATGCCGATTCTCGTTGGGGTTCTTTATTTCATCTTCCAAATGCCCGTTTTCCGCGCACAACTCCTCCATTTCTTGCCGTCGTTATTCGGCGAAGACGGAAACTTCAAAATCATCGGTCTCACCGCGACAAGCGCGATGTTCGCAGGGACGTTTTTTGTCATTACCTTGATATTCAAGAAGTTGGGGGAAGGGGTGCGGTGACATTTATTATGTTGAATAATATATAAGAGTGTTATGACTTCTTTAGCAAACCCTACTAGTTTTTCAATTATACCATATCCTTCAGGACGCAACGGGATAACTGTCGTGGATAATCCCAGGGCCCAAGAACTCAGTGATGCTTTGGATGGAGCATCGCAAAGAATGAGTAGCCAAATACAAAGAGATGCTGATACATCGTTTGGAAAAGGAGTCGTACAATTTGTCAGTAAACCATCCAGTGATATAACACTAACTTCCGAAGAGAAGACAGCTAATAATCGTAAAAAATTTAATGAATTATTTGAGGGAAATTTATACGGAAATATTAATGATTTTGAAAAACAAGTTTTAAAAAATGACTATGAACAGAAATTTATGAATGGAATCGGATATTGGGAAGCATTATTACATGTTTTTATAAAAGAAGGTTCGAAAACAAAATATGGGCTTGGTAGTAATGAAGCTGGTAAATATCAATCTGAATTTATGCAGACAGAACTTGGAAAAAATATAGAACGTGATTTAAAGAATTATTACAAGAACGTAATACAACTAAGACAAAATAAGGATAAACAAGCATTCCATAACGCGATAGGTAGGATAGTAGATGGTATACCCAAATATTGGGAGAGTGTGGCAAAAGACAGGAAAACTTGGGTTGAACTCGGAGGTGGGGGTAGTAAGAAAACAACCACGCATAAATACAAGAACCGAAAAAAAAGTAATCGAAACCGAACTACCAAAAACAAGCGTCGTTATTCAAGACGCAAATAACAATCACTTCCGCCTACTTCCGCGCCTTTTTCCGCGTCTTCTTCTTCGCCGCACCCGCCTTCCCGTTCTCATACGGAATATACCGCAGAAACCACTCCTCAAATTCGCGCGAATCACGCTTCCCCTTCAACTCCTCGTATTTCTTCGTCTTTTCGAACCGCATCGTCTCCAACGTCGGCTGCTTTCCATAGCAATTGATGCTGAAACGCCGTAATAAACCGGTCTGTTTCAGACGATTGTGTTGTTGGACATCAAAGAGAAACTGCGACATACAAAGAATACGAGTGACGTCGTAGTATACGCGGTCGGCATAAATGAACGCCAAGTAGAAACTCAACATTGTATCAATCGTCGCAATACGGATAGACTCGCCGCCGCCGCGTTTGCCTGCGCCCGCGCTGTTGTCCTCGTGTATCCGTATTGTATTATAACTATGACACGCAAGAGGCTTATACAGAAACGCGATGACCTCATCACCGATACGAATATCATAATGCTCCGAAATGACTTCACCGACGCCAGCGTGTTTCGTATATTTCACACCAGTATACTTATGCGCGGTGAGTTCGCGGACAACGGCTTCGCAAAGGTCGCGAGGCTCTTCTGAGAGAATATCAAAATCGGGGATTTTCTGGACAATACGGCGCTGGTGTTTTGGCATATATCGCGAATACAGGATATTCGCATACCCGCCGAAGAAGACCGCGCGGTTTTTGATAAAGACATCACGCACAATGTTATAAACATCGGTTTCGGCAAGTTCTTTCTCTCGGTCGCTTTTATACGAAAGACTGGATTTACGCACGGTGTATTCTGGCGATGGGCTGCGGCTTCTGGCGTGGCTGCTCTTGCGGCTACCTTTCGCATGCCCTTGTTCCGATGGACTCGGACTCGGACTCGGACTCGGACTCGGTTCCGCGTCTTTATCGAGGTCAGTCGCCTTCATTGAATACAACACGAACGTATCATCCTTCCCCAGAAATCTCTCGTAGGTCGCAATCAAACGATACTTATGCGTGAGTTTATCTTCTTCCACTGTATACTTGAAATCACCCAACTCTTCCTCGTGGGATGGCACCGTGTGATACAATCGCTTTAAGTAGGCACCGAGACCGTGATATTTCCGAATCACGGTCATAATGGCTTTACGTTTCAATGATTTCGCACTGCCGCCACGCTTTACAGACCGCGACTGCGACTGCGACTCCGACTGCGTCCGTCGTGTGCGAGAGACAGTCACCTCCCCTGTCTTTCCGCCATCCCCAAATCCACGCTGATACTCTATCTTATCACAGTCATACCCCTTAAGCGGATAATGGGTGTTCAATAACGTCAATCGTTTTTGAACCTTCTCCCAACGAGAAACATCGCCATCCGGACGCGAAAGTTCTAAATACATCGCCATCCGAAGAAAGTCGGGCGGAGCATACCGGATTCCTTTTTTAATAATCGCATCGCGAGAGATTGCTTTGAATAACGCTGGCTCCATCTGCGTAATATCGGCAATTCCCGTGAAGTTCACGAAGACCTTATACGTCCCGTGATGAACACCAGATTTGGCTTCTACATCTTCATACCCAGCCTTGTAATAGATATCCGCGAGTTCTTTCGCTGCGTCAAGCGCATTGTCGGAGTAAAAATCGTAGTCGGGGAGCTCGATGTCTTTATTGTAAAATTGTGCGTCTTCGGGGAGGATATTATTGATGGCCGTCCCGCCATAACAAACGAGCTTTTTATCTGCGATGAAATCCTCAACGATGGAAATGATTTTCTTCACTTGAGGATCTTGGATGATAGCGGCGCCCTTTTTCTTTTCAACTAAATCCACGGCGGCACGGAGAATCTCGAGCTCCTTTTCGTCGTAGGACTTATCGTCGTCGACCACACGAGAGTGCGAGTGCTTGTGCTTTCTGGACATTTAAATACTTTTATAATGCTTAACTATATGTTAGTAGTTTATTACTAACATATATAGAGATATTTACTCGTGTTTGTCGCTCGTTGCGTCTCACCCTGCGGGTTCGACTCCACTCGCTCCAAACACTCGGACAGTCTTCGTCCATTTCATCGTCTCGTCTCTCATCAATATTCTTATTTTGAATAGGCCGTAGGCGTAATGTATGGTAAATTCGCGAGGTGCGCGTGGAGCCTTTGGCGCAACAAGCACCTCGCGAATTTACAGGGTCAACTTCACCCCTCCCGCCGCCTCCGCCGGTCTTGACTCCATCGACGCTTTCGGGTTGGGCGGCGCGGGCGGCGCAATCGTAATCGGGACATACCGCAAGTCCTCTGGTTTCAAAATAAACGCATACCCCACCGACGCGAATTTATCCTCATATGCTTTTAATTTTTCATCCCGCGCCTCCTCCTGAAAGCACATCGCCGCGATTTGACACCCCCACGTAAATGGCGCATTGTGTCCATCGTTGACAGGACGCCCCCCTTTATCCGGCACTACCAAACACATATTTTTCTTATTCGCGTCTTTAAATGCCTGCGGGTCGCCCACATTTTTCACTCCGAAATATGTATATTTGGAAAGAAACAGCGACTTGGAACTCATATTCACGAGTTCAAAGAGATTCGTTTTACGGTAGACTGGGTTCGTGCCATCTACTATCAAAATGACCTTTCCCCTGAAATCCGCGAGATTTTCATTCCCTAAATCCTTCGACTGGTATTCACGACCGTATTTCGGTCCAAGAAGGTTTCGCGCAAGGGTCTTACTCCCCGCAATAATCTTCGCGAGGTTGTCATACATCGTAATATTCTGTGACATTATCCGCATATGAATAATGAAGGGGTCGTTCGGGTTGGGGCATTTGGACCCCGAAAATACATAACTCCCAAGCACTTCAAATGCGTCTGAAACAGGAATGTGATTGTAAGTCTCCTTATAATTGAACGAGTTCACAGAAGATGACGCAATGACGGGTTGATTTTCCACCGAGAAAACTTCAAAATCGATGAAACGACAACCGCGTGCGATGACATACAAAAACGCTTCCATACTCACATTTGAGTTCTTGAATTTATCGGGATTGAACGCGTTATATGCGGCTTTGATATAGTAATCACGCAGTTTGAATTTGGATTGATTATCTTCTAGGCTGATGGATGTAATGTTTTTATCAATGAATTCTTTCATATTGACATCATCGGGGTTCGTCATTCCTTCTTTCTCGGGCGCGGGCGCGGGCGCGGGCGCGGTCGTGGGCGCGGTCCCTCCCGTAAACGAATCCACAGTCATCGCCGCCTTCTTACGCTGATGAACCGTCATTTCTGCCTCCGGCGTATTTACAGTAAAATTCTCAGTAGATAGTATGGGTTCATTCCCGTTTCGTGATGCACGGATAGGCTCCGGAATCAGTTTTTCGATATCTGAGATAAAGGTTTCGGTCGTAGGCTGCGTAGCTACATTATCGACGCTGCGCTTCTTCGCACTAGCAGCGAATCCTTCACGCGCCCATCGCCGCTCATAACACCGCGTCTTAATGAGTTCTGATATCTTCCATAACGCGAACACCAAAATAATCACCCCGATAAAGAGATATTCTACTTGATGTTCTTTCATTATGTATCCGCGTTATAGTATATAATTATATAACGGTTATATTATTTTATACGGTATAATATTATATATAAAGTTATATCAAGGTGTATCTATACTAAAATATCCAGCAGCGCAACATAGAAAATGACAGGCGGATTATTGAATCTCATCGCCACTGGCAACCAAAACGTCATTCTAAACGGTAACCCCAAGAAGTCATTTTTCAAAAGCACCTATCTTAAATATACAAACTTCGGCCTTCAAAAGTTTAGAATTGATTTTGACGGTCAGAAGAAACTGCGTATGACGGAGGAGTCCAAGTTCACATTTTATGTCCCGAGGTATGCGGAGTTATTGATGGATACCTATATTTGTGTTACACTCCCCACTATCTGGAGTCCCATTCATCCTCCCGCCCGCGCAGAAGATATGTGGGCGCCTTATGAATTTCGCTGGATTGAAAATCTCGGAACCCAAATGGTGAAGGAAATTGTGATTTCAGTCGGTGGAATGACGCTCCAACGTTTCACAGGGAATAATCTGATGGCAATCGTAGAACGCGACCTCGACGCAACGAAGCGCGAATTGTATAACCAAATGACCGGACACGTTCCTGAATTATACAATCCAGGTTGTTCTGGCGCGCGCCTGAATCAATATCCGAACGCGTATCGCACTGGGAGTGCTGCCGGCGCGGAACCGTCTATTCGCGGGCGCAAGATATACATTCCTATCAACGCGTGGTTCACACTTTCGTCGAAAATGGCGTTTCCCCTCGTATGCCTCCAGTATAACCAACTTCAAATCGATGTGACACTGCGCCCCGTGAAGGAATTATTCACTATTCGTGATGTAGGCGACTCTGGAAATTATTGGCCGGTTGTCCAACCCGACTTCACGAACCCCCTTCACCAAATGTGGCGATTTTTATATCCACCCCCCAGTATTGATTTGTCTCTGAATTCTTACCCAAGTATTCGCACAGATTGGAATGCGGATGTTCATCTGATGGCGACGTATTGCTTTCTCTCGGATGATGAATCCAAAGTCTTCGCCGCGAACCAACAGAAATATCTCATCAAGTCATATTATGATTGGGTGTTCAATGACGTGACGGGGAATAAAAAACTTAAGATAGAGAACTCGATGGGGATGGTGTCGTCATGGACGATGTTCTTCCAACGTAGCGACGTGAATTTGCGGAATGAATGGAGCAATTATACGAATTGGCCGTATAACTACCTCCCATATGATATTATCCCCGCGCCCATCGACGATGATTGGCGCCCGACGTCGTTTACGGAAGTCGTCACCACCGCGAGCGATATCACGACGACGGCGTGGAGAGAACGCCCCGATTTCGTGAACGACCGATATTACTATGATAAGAACGGTCCGAAGAACGGGATTGGCCCCGGTATCAACCCGCGTGATAAACGGCTCACTGGCCTTCATATTACCGGCGATTTTCAGTCGGAGAACGAACGCGATATCTTACAGATGTTGGGGATATCACTGAACGGCAAATACCGCGAGAATCTGCTGGATGCTGGAGTGTATAACTACGTGGAAAAATACACGCGCACCCGCGGAAGCGCAAAACCAGGGATATATTGTTACAATTTCTGCCTGAATTCGGACCCATTTGACCTCCAGCCGAGTGGCGCCATCAATATGAGTAAGTTTAATCAGATAGAGCTGGAACTGACGACAATATATCCGCCGCTGGATACCGCAGCGGAGGTGAAGGTGATTTGTAATCCGAACACAGGAGAGATTATCGGGATGAATAAACCGAATGTGAATATTTATTTGTATAACTATGATTTACACATCCTGGAGGAAAGGTATAATGTGCTGACATTTGTGTCGGGGAATGCGGGCTTAATGTACGCGCGGTGATTCCGTCGCTCCACATCGCGCTGCGATGTTCCGCGACTTCAACCGCGCCTGTGCGATACAAGGGCGCGAATTTTCTATCGTATATATAACCGTATACATTTATATATACCTATACCTATACCTATACCTACAATGGCTGATGATGAAGATAAGAATATAGACGACGAAGGTGGCGACGAAGAAGGCGGTGAAGAAGGCGAAGAAGAAAGCGCATTTAGCAAAGTGGGTGGAATGTTCGGCGGCGGTGGCGGCGGCGGCGGCGGGGACAAGGACGTCGACGCAGCCAAGGACGCCGCCAATGCCGCGAAAGCCAAAATAAAACCAAATTCATTATTCGATATTGCTGCGCTCAAAGAATTCGGATTAAGTGTTCTTACCCTTTTCATCGAAACCCTCATTATTTCCGTCGTATGTGTCAACATCCTCTTCTACGCAACCCCCGAAAGTATTCGCACCAATAATCTGAATCTAGAAAAACTATTCCCAACCGACCGACACGAATGGCCGTATTGTTATACTAGTGAATATACATCGTGTGATGCTGATTGTGAAGATAAGTTCGGCGGTATTGCCGACGACCCCAAATTATCTACTTCCAAGAAAATCTACTTGAAAGCCGCGATTCTTCTAGACACATATGTCTTTAAATGGTTCTGTCTCTCAAAAGATGAATTGGATATGATTAAAGAAAGTGTCGATGAAGGTGTAACCAAAGTCAACCTCTTAAATTGGGAGTTTATTAAGGCGCGATTCAAGCAATGGGTGAATAACTCTTTCATTTTCTCGTTTTCATCCGACCGCGCAATGTTGCTCACCGTGCTTGGTTATATTACACGCTTGTCGCACAGTATTCCGAGAGAATTGTATAGCGTCGTATCCCCGCTGATTATTATTTTTATGCCCTTTGTTTTCTTATTGTTTATGGGGTTTATGCTGATGGGTGGTCCATTTTTCACTACTATCATCGGAATGATATTGAACCCGACGGAACACCGGAAAGAGTTTATTGGCGGGTCGTTGTGGTCGATGTTTACCGCATTTAGCATTGGAGTTTTTCCAGTGGTGTCCTACTTTGTCCAACTCATCCAGTTTATTGGCACTTTCTTTATTTACCCACTGCTACACTGGGACCAGTATCGCGAGTTATACGCTCGATATGTTCCGATTATCTTCTTCTTCTTTAATCTGACACTGATGTTTTACGCATTTGAGTATTTGGATATCAATGTGGCGGCGATTGTGATATTGATGCTGCTAGTGCTATACTTGACGCATTACTGGAAGGGGATTATGGAGTTTTTTGATACGATAAAGAATTGGGGGGCGTGAATGCGTCGTTCATCCTTCGCTTGTTGTTCATTATTCGTTCGTTATAATGTCAAGATTGTGTTTCCCGTGACGAAGGATGAACGACGAATTCCGACAATTCGCCGAGCGGAGTGAGTGGAGGGAGCGACAGCGACCGCAACGAACGAAGCGAGGCAAAACGAACATAAACGATTCATACTATAAACTAGTATATCTGTTATACTCGTTTATTGAGTTATTTATTGATTCATATATCTATTCATTTATACAATGAGTGGTAAGAAAGCAACATCGGCGCCTCTTGGCGCATCTCTCCCCGAGAAATCCACCCCCGAGTATTTCAAAAAATACCCATTTGTCAGTGTTTGCACTCCCACCTTTAACCGTCGTCCCTTCATCCCAGCAATGCTCTCGTGTTTCAATCACCAGGATTATCCACAAGACCGAATGGAGTGGATTATTATTGACGACGGCACCGACCCCGTAGAAGACCTCGTCGCATCACATCCACGTGTCAAGTATTTCAAATACGACACAAAAATGACACTGGGAAAGAAGCGCAACCTACTTCACGAGAAGTCGCGTGGTGAAATCCTCGTATATATGGACGATGATGACTACTACCCGCCCCAACGTGTCTCTCACGCGGTCCATATGTTGACCACCCACCCCGATGCACTTTGCGCGGGGTCAAGCGAAATTTACATCTATTTCAAACATATCGGGCAAATGAAGCGGTTCGGTCCTTATGGTCCCAATCACGCAACTGCTGGGACATTTGCGTTCAAACGCAAACTCCTGAAACAGCACCGGTATAATGATGACGCGTGCTTGGCCGAAGAGCGCGCATTTCTGAAAGATTATACAGTCCCCTTCGTTCAACTCGACCCAATGAAGGTGATTCTGGTGTTCTCTCACGAACATAACACATTTGATAAACGTAAACTATTGGTCAATGCGAACCCGGATGTGGTGCGCGATTCACCCAAGAAAGTGATGGATTTCATCAAAGACGCAGCACTTCGCCGGTTTTATATGGTGGAACTGGAGAAACTTCTTACTGATTATACCCCGGGACGCCCCGAAATGAAACCGGATGTTATCGCTCAGACACTTCAATTGGAGAAAGAGCGTGAAAAGATGGCAGCGAATGCGGCTGCGGCGGGAGGTGGCGGTCAAATTATTTTACAGCAACCAGGACAGGCGCCTGTGACACTGAATAATCAACAAGTCGTCCAAATTCTTCAGCAACTACAGAAAGACGTGGATGAACGTAATCAAGAAATCGTGAGTCTCAATGAGGAGAATCGTCAATTGAAAGAGCGGTTAGAACAAATGACGCATTCTCAGAGCACACCCGCACCCGCACCTACACATACACCCGAGACTACGACTACAACCCAAGCATCAACTGACACAGAAACAATCTATGTCTAACGCAATAGCGCAATAACATAATTCAAAATATTATGTTATTCTACGAAGCAAGCGAGCAAGCAAGCGAGCGAGCGAATTTCAAACTTCTTGAATATCAACCGATGTAATCAATAATACCAAGAAACTATTCTTTCCTTGATGAATAATGAATTCACGGGATTTGTTATATTCTTCGAATTTATCGGTAAGAATGCTACGGATTTCACTGACGGGAAGACTATCATCTTTTGTTTTGTATTCACGTCTACCGCTGCTCTCGTCATCTTCGTCTCCTCCACGACGACGATGCTTTTTACTCGACGACGACGACGACGACGACGAGACTGCCGCCGGTGCGTCCGGTTCAATATACTCCCACTCGCCAACAGATTCAATCGTTTGATTATTTGTGATGTAAACAACCGAATCCGAATTGAATACGAGCGCCGAACCAGGTGCGTGTTCATATTTCTCAAGTTCAATCTCGGTGATTAGGTCAAACTCATCAAGAAAGGTATTTTTGCGAAGATAACTACGAATATACCCTGCGATTTCCGGTGTGATTTTTACAGTATATGTCTTGTTTTCGCTGTCGCTGTCGGTGTCGCTCTGGTCGCTCTGGTCGCTGTCGTCGCTGTCGTCGCTACGGTCGCTACGGTCGCTGTCGTCGTCCTGGTTTCGGTGTTCATCGCGGCGAGGTTCGCGGTCTTTCGTTTTTTTGTCCGACGGTTCATTTGCCGAAATACATTCGACTTCAACATTGAGTAACAAACGATATTTAGAATCTAATGAAATGGAAGCGCCCATTGTGTTGGTAAGAAAAATGTTTCTAAATAACGCTTATATCTTTTTGAGTTTATTCAAACGCACCAGATTCGCATTCATTCTCAGGAGTTTCGACGCTTTCTCCAGACTCCATTTTCTCCATATATTTATCTAAATACCGATAGATACGATTGACGTCCAACTTCGTGATTTCATACATTTCCAATATGCGCGGGATTTCATCTTCCGAATACTGTTTTTTCAGCGTCAAGAAAAATGTAAACAAGTCCTTCTGGTCCATTGACAGTTGGATACACAGATTCTGGATGAACAATTGATTGTTATACTCCGTGCTATATTTCGTAAGCACTTTCGTAAATCGCACCTCTGTCGGATGAAACCGCGCCTTTTTCGGAAACGATTGATGATACAAATAGTGATTGTAAAACGTCTTAATCAGCGATGATAACTCATTGAAAAGCCAAATCTGGTTCTGAAATGTAATACGGTCAAAATAATCCGCCTGGCAAATATTGTCAAGAACGAGCTTATAAAACGGCGCGGATACGGCCACTGGCATTTTCTCCAAGACATCAATAATATTCTCGTGCCACAACAGTCCAATTGTCGTGCGGTCCGTCTCGTTGATGAGGACATTATGGTCTGATATGGGATACTCCGTATTCATTAATTTCTCGGTGATTTTCTTGATGTCTTCATTATACGTCTTCGGCTGAAATATCGCGTGGAGGATATTATTCGCGAGTATATTATTGGACTTTTTACTCATCTCGGCCACGGCGACGAGCTTACGCAGATTCCCTTGGACGAATGCGATGACATTTTTCCGCATTGTCATATCGATACCCGAACCCATTGTCATATCAATAATCTGCGACATCTGAGACGGTGTTGGCGTCTTCAACTCATAGACGTGACATACTTTCATCAGTTCTTTGATTTTCTTGTCAATGTGATAATTCCCGATACAGATAATGGGATTCATCGTGATTTCTTCCTGCTTCTGCTTCTTCGTCTTTTTAGGACGGATGAGCTTGATGAGAGATGTAATGCCGCCTTTATCGCCGTTATTCATTCCGTCCAGTTCATCCATAACGACGACGATTTTCTGGACCTTCCGCTGGAAGATTGACATTATATTTTTATCGGAGATGTTATGCTGGGTAATGGAGTCAATGATGGATTTGTTGCGTATATCTCCCGCATCGTATTTCACCATATCATAGTTTAGTTCTTTTAGTAGACGGACGACGAATTCGGTTTTGCCGGCGCCAGGTGCGCCGTAGATGTAAACCCCGCGCTTGAATGTAAGGTCGGATTTACTCTTTTGGAACGAGGCGAGAAACTCGCTGATATTGTGATAGATGGCTTCACGGCCGAGAAATTGTGTGTAATTGATATCCATTCCGTCGTTGCGTCGTTGCGTCGTTGCGTCGTTGCGTCGTTGCGTCGTCGTCGTCAGTATAGAGAGACAACTTTTTCTTTTTATATATTATAACCGGGTATATTCAGAAAATGAACGCAATTCAAGAACTCTTCGCGCCTCTCGACAAAGACTTTTGTTTGATTTTTTATTGGCTTACTGTCGTGAATTTTATTTTCTTGGCAGTGGCAGGTCTTGGCTTTGTCTCGTCCCTTGTCTTGTTATTTAGGGGGAAAATCTCCGTTTTGAGTGGATTTTATTCCTTTTTGATGATATTGGTGTATGCTCTGATGTATTTCCAGTCACGTTTGTTTTACTCGATGTGTATTACGAGCAACCTGAAGGCGGGAAGTTACTTTGGAGTGGGGGCTGCGGGTGCCGGTGCCTCCGCTGATTCATTACCTGTTCCTCAGTAGATTCGCATTGCGCCTCGCCCCTATGGGGCGGCTCCAGCGAATCTACTTCGGAGGCTCGGCTCCGCCTCGCGTCTTCCTCTATATGTATATCACACTTACTACGAATGAAGTGTGATATTGTTAATCGCACCGTCGTGACTCTGATATAATTCAAGATGCGACTGTATAGAGCAAGACGCGAGGCGGAGCGAGTGGAGCCGTAGGCGCAACGAGCAGAGCCGAGCGATTTAACACTTAAGCGACGTTGCCCTCGACTCCGCGCTATCAAAAACTCCTTCCCACGGAACAAATGCATTTTCAACATCAGTTAATCCAGTGCCACTATATTTCAACTTTTTGTGAGTATTAAAATTGGCGCAGTTGTCATCATTCTTA